GGAAAATCATGTCGGTACTTCTCGAACATAACTATTTGTTTTTTCTAATATCGAATCCGTAAAGGTCCGACATGAAAACGCCTGAAAAAGTCATTTTCGGGCACTTTCATGTCGGACCCTGTATTTGTTGTGAGACTGTTTCATGAAGGTTAATAAAAAGAAACTTGCCGAAATTTTCAACGTGGATCCGCGAACGATTGAACGCTGGCAGTCTCAGGGGCTCCCTTGCGTCTCCGGAGGTGGTAAGGGCGTTGAATCTGTATTTGATACCGCCACGGCAATTCAGTGGTATGCGCAGAGGGAAGCTGATATCGAAAATGAAAAACTCCGTAAAGAGGTTGAGGATTACAGGGCTGCCAGCGAGGCAGATCTCCAGCCTGGGACTATTGAGTACGAACGCCATCGACTTACGCGTGCGCAGGCTGACGCCCAGGAGCTGAAGAATGCCAGAGACTCCGCAGAAGTGGTGGAAACCGCATTCTGTACTTTCGTGCTGTCACGGATCGCAGGTGAAATTGCCAGTATTCTTGACGGGATCCCTCTCTCAGTACAGCGGCGTTTTCCGGAACTGGAAAACCGACATGTTGATTTCCTGAAACGGGATATTATCAAAGCCATGAACAAAGCAGCCGCGCTGGATGAACTGATACCGGGGTTGCTGAGTGAATATATCGAACAGTCAGATTGATATTCTGCGGCGTGATGTACGCGCCGGGCTGCGAGCCCTGTTCAGGCCGGAGCCACAGACTGCCGTTGAATGGGCGGATGCCAGTTACTATCTCCCGAAAGAATCCGCATACCAGGAAGGGCGCTGGGAAACACTACCCTTTCAGCGGGCTATCATGAATGCGATGGGCAGCGACTACATCCGCGAGGTGAATGTGGTGAAGTCTGCCCGTGTTGGTTATTCAAAAATGCTGCTGGGTGTTTATGCCTACTTCATAGAGCATAAGCAGCGTAACACCCTTATCTGGTTGCCGACGGATGGTGATGCCGAGAACTTTATGAAAACCCACGTCGAGCCTACCATCCGCGATATTCCGTCGCTGCTGTCTCTGGCCCCGTGGTATGGCAAAAAGCACCGGGATAACACGCTCACTATGAAGCGTTTCACCAATGGTCGTGGCTTCTGGTGCCTGGGCGGTAAAGCGGCAAAAAACTACCGTGAAAAGTCGGTTGATGTGGCGGGTTATGATGAACTTGCTGCCTTTGATGAGGATATTGAACAGGAAGGCTCTCCGACGTTCCTGGGTGACAAGCGTATTGAAGGCTCGGTCTGGCCAAAGTCCATCCGTGGCTCCACGCCCAAAGTGAGAGGCACCTGCCAGATTGAGCGTGCAGCCAGTGAATCCCCGCATTTTATGCGTTTTCATGTTGCCTGCCCGCACTGCGGGGAGGAGCAGTATCTTAAATTTGGCGACAAAGAGACGCCGTTTGGCCTCAAATGGACGCCGGATGACCCCTCCAGCGTGTTTTATCTCTGCGAGCATAATGCCTGCGTCATCCGCCAGCAGGAGCTGGACTTTACTGATGCCCGTTATATCTGCGAAAAGACCGGGATCTGGACCCGTGATGGCATTCTCTGGTTTTCGTCATCCGGTGAAGAGATTGAACCGCCTGACAGTGTGACCTTTCACATCTGGACGGCGTACAGCCCGTTCACCACCTGGGTGCAGATTGTCAAAGACTGGATGAAGACGAAAGGGGATACGGGAAAACGTAAAACCTTCGTGAACACCACGCTCGGTGAGACGTGGGAAGCGAAAATCGGCGAACGTCCGGATGCTGAAGTGATGGCAGAGCGGAAAGAGCATTATTCAGCGTCCGTTCCTGATCGTGTGGCTTACCTGACCGCCGGTATCGACTCCCAGCTGGACCGCTACGAAATGCGCGTATGGGGATGGGGGCCGGGTGAGGAAAGCTGGCTGATTGACCGGCAGATTATTATGGGCCGCCACGACGATGAACAGACGCTGCTGCGTGTGGATGAGGCCATCAATAAAACCTATACTCGCCGGAATGGTGCAGAAATGTCGGTATCCCGTATCTGCTGGGATACTGGCGGGATTGACCCGACCATTGTGTATGAACGCTCGAAAAAACATGGGCTGTTCCGGGTGATCCCCATTAAAGGGGCATCCGTCTACGGAAAGCCGGTGGCCAGCATGCCACGTAAGCGAAACAAAAACGGGGTTTACCTTACCGAAATCGGTACGGATACCGCGAAAGAGCAGATTTATAACCGCTTCACACTGACGCCGGAAGGGGATGAACCGCTTCCCGGTGCCGTTCACTTCCCGAATAACCCGGATATTTTTGATCTTACCGAAGCGCAGCAACTGACTGCTGAAGAGCAGGTCGAAAAATGGGTGGATGGCAGGAAAAAAATACTGTGGGACAGCAAAAAGCGACGCAATGAGGCGCTCGACTGCTTCGTTTATGCGCTGGCGGCGCTGCGCATCAGTATTTCCCGCTGGCAGCTGGATCTCAGTGCACTGCTGGCGAGCCTGCAGGAAGAGGATGGTGCAGCAACCAACAAGAAAACACTGGCAGAATACGCCCGTGCCTTATCCGGAGAGGATGAATGACGCGACAGGAAGAACTTGCCGCTGCCCGTGCGGCACTGCATGACCTGATGACAGGAAAACGGGTGGCAACGGTACAGAAAGACGGACGGCGAGTGGAGTTTACGACCACTTCCGTGTCTGACCTGAAAAAATACATTGCTGAGCTGGAAGTGCAGACCGGCATGACACAGCGACGCAGGGGACCAGCAGGATTTTATGTATGAAAATGTCCACCATTCCCACCCTTCTGGGGCCGGACGGCATGACATCGCTGCGTGAATATGCCGGTTATCACGGCGGTGGCAGCGGATTTGGTGGGCAGTTGCGGGCGTGGAACCCACCGGGTGAAAGTGTGGATGCAGCCCTGCTGCCCAACTTTACCCGTGGCAATGCCCGCGCAGACGATCTGGTACGCAATAACGGCTATGCCGCCAACGCCATCCAGTTGCATCAGGATCATATCGTCGGGTCTTTTTTCCGGCTCAGTCATCGCCCAAGCTGGCGCTATCTGGGCATCGGGGAGGAAGAAGCCCGTGCCTTTTCCCGCGAGGTTGAAGCGGCATGGAAAGAGTTTGCCGAAGATGACTGTTGCTGCATTGACGTTGAGCGAAAACGCACGTTTACCATGATGATTCGGGAAGGTGTGGCCATGCACGCCTTTAACGGTGAACTGTTCGTTCAGGCCACCTGGGATACCCGTCCCTCGCGACTGTTCCGGACACAGTTCCGGATGGTCAGCCCGAAGCGCATCAGCAACCCGAACAATACCAGCGACAGCCGGAACTGCCGTGCCGGTGTGCAGATTAATGACAGCGGTGCGGCGCTGGGATATTACGTCAGCGAGGACGGGTATCCTGGCTGGATGCCGCAGAAATGGACATGGATACCCCGCGAGTTACCCGGCGGTCGTGCTTCGTTCATTCACGTCTTTGAACCCGTGGAGGACGGGCAGACCCGCGGTGCAAATGTGTTTTACAGCGTGATGGAGCAGATGAAGATGCTCGACACGCTGCAGAACACGCAGCTGCAGAGCGCCATTGTGAAGGCGATGTATGCCGCCACCATTGAGAGTGAGCTGGATACGCAGTCAGCGATGGATTTTATTCTGGGCGCGAACAGTCAGGAGCAGCGGGAAAGGCTGACCGGCTGGATTGGTGAAATTGCCGCGTATTACGCCGCAGCACCGGTCCGTCTGGGAGGCGCAAAAGTGCCGCACCTGATGCCGGGGGACTCACTGAACCTGCAGACGGCTCAGGACACGGATAACGGCTACTCCGTGTTTGAGCAGTCACTGCTGCGGTATATCGCTGCCGGGCTGGGTGTCTCGTATGAGCAGCTTTCCCGGAATTACGCCCAGATGAGCTACTCCACGGCACGGGCCAGTGCGAACGAGTCGTGGGCGTACTTTATGGGGCGGCGAAAATTCGTCGCATCCCGTCAGGCGAGCCAGATGTTTCTGTGCTGGCTGGAAGAGGCCATCGTTCGCCGCGTGGTGACGTTACCTTCAAAAGCGCGCTTCAGCTTTCAGGAAGCCCGCAGTGCCTGGGGGAACTGCGACTGGATAGGCTCCGGTCGTATGGCCATCGATGGTCTGAAAGAAGTTCAGGAAGCGGTGATGCTGATAGAAGCCGGACTGAGCACCTACGAGAAAGAGTGCGCGAAACGCGGTGACGACTATCAGGAAATTTTTGCCCAGCAGGTCCGTGAAACGATGGAGCGCCGCGCAGCTGGTCTTAAACCGCCCGCCTGGGCGGCTGCGGCATTTGAATCCGGGCTGCGACAATCAACAGAGGAGGAGAAGAGTGACAGCAGAGCTGCGTAATCTCCCGCATATTGCCAGCATGGCTTTTAATGAGCCGCTGATGCTTGAACCCGCCTATGCGCGGGTTTTCTTTTGTGCGCTTGCAGGCCAGCTTGGGATCAGCCGCCTGACGGATGCAGTATCCGGCGACAGCCTGACTGCCGGAGAGGCACCCGCGGCGCTGGCGTTATCCGGTGATGATGACGGACCACGACAGGCCCGGAGTTATCAGGTCATGAACGGCATCGCCGTGCTGCCGGTGTCCGGTACGCTGGTCAGCCGGACGCGGGCGCTGCAGCCGTATTCGGGAATGACCGGTTACAACGGCATTATCGCCCGTCTGCAACAGGCTGCCAGCGATCCGATGGTGGACGGCATTCTGCTCGATATGGACACACCGGGCGGGATGGTGGCGGGAGCATTTGACTGTGCTGACATCATCGCCCGTGTGCGAGACATAAAACCGGTATGGGCGCTGGCCAACGACATGAACTGCAGTGCAGGTCAGCTGCTTGCCAGCGCCGCCTCCCGGCGTCTGGTCACGCAGACCGCCCGGACAGGCTCCATCGGCGTCATGATGGCTCACAGTAATTACGGTGCTGCCCTGGAGAAACAGGGCGTGGAAATCACGCTGATTTACAGCGGCAGCCATAAGGTGGATGGCAACCCCTACAGCCATCTACCGGGTGATGTCCGGGAAACACTGCAGTCCCGGATGGATGCAACCCGCCGGATGTTTGCGCAGAAGGTGTCGGCATATACCGGCCTGTCCGTGCAGGCTGTGCTGGATACCGAGGCTGCAGTGTACAGCGGTCAGGAGGCCATTGATGCCGGACTGGCTGATGAACTTGTCAACAGCACCGATGCGATCACCGTTATGCGTGATGCACTGGATGCACGTAAATCCCGTCTCTCAGGAGGGCGAATGACCAAAGAGACTCAATCAACAACTGTTTCAGCCACTGCTTCGCAGGCTGACGTTACTGGCGTGGTGCCAGCGACGGAGGGCGAAAACGCCAGCGCGGCGCAGCCGGACGTGAACGCGCAGATCACCGCTGCGGTTGCGGCAGAAAACAGCCGCATTATGGGGATCCTCAACTGTGAGGAGGCTCACGGACGCGAAGAACAGGCCCGCGTGCTGGCAGAAACCCCCGGTATGACCGTGGAAACGGCCCGCCGCATTCTGGCCGCAGCACCACAGAGTGCACAGGCGCGCAGTGATACTGCGCTGGATCGTCTGATGCAGGGGGCACCGGCACCGCTGGCTGCAGGTAACCCGGCATCTGATGCCGTTAACGATTTGCTGAACACACCAGTGTAAGGGATGTTTATGACGAGCAAAGAAACCTTTACCCATTACCAGCCGCTGGGCAACAGTGACCCGGCTCATACCGCAACCGCGCCCGGCGGATTGAGTGCGAAAGCGCCTGCAATGACCCCGCTGATGCTGGACACCTCCAGCCGTAAGCTGGTTGCGTGGGATGGCACCACCGACGGTGCTGCCGTTGGCATTCTTGCGGTTGCTGCTGACCAGACCAGCACCACGCTGACGTTCTACAAGTCCGGCACGTTCCGTTATGAGGATGTGCTCTGGCCGGAGGCTGCCAGCGACGAGACGAAAAAACGGACCGCGTTTGCCGGAACGGCAATCAGCATCGTTTAACCTGACCCTTCATCACTAAAGGCCGCCTGTGCGGCTTTTTTTACGGGATTTTTTTATGTCGATGTACACAACCGCCCAACTGCTGGCGGCAAATGAGCAGAAATTTAAGTTTGATCCGCTGTTTCTGCGTCTCTTTTTCCGTGAGAGCTATCCCTTCACCACGGAGAAAGTCTATCTCTCACAAATTCCGGGACTGGTAAACATGGCGCTGTACGTTTCGCCGATTGTTTCTGGTGAGGTTATCCGTTCCCGTGGCGGCTCCACCTCTGAATTTACGCCGGGATATGTCAAGCCGAAGCATGAAGTGAATCCGCAGATGACCCTGCGTCGCCTGCCGGATGAAGATCCGCAGAATCTGGCGGACCCGGCTTACCGCCGCCGTCGCATCATCATGCAGAACATGCGTGACGAAGAGCTGGCCATTGCTCAGGTCGAAGAGATGCAGGCAGTTTCTGCCGTGCTCAAGGGCAAATACACCATGACCGGTGAAGCCTTCGATCCGGTTGAGGTGGATATGGGCCGCAGTGCGGCGAACAACATCACGCAGTCCGGCGGCACGGAGTGGAGCAAGCGTGACAAGTCCACGTATGACCCGACCGACGATATCGAAGCCTACGCGCTGAACGCCAGCGGCGTGGTGAATATCATCGTGTTTGACCCGAAAGGCTGGGCGCTGTTCCGTTCCTTCAAAGCCGTCAGGGAGAAGCTGGATACCCGTCGCGGCTCTCATTCCGAACTGGAGACAGCGGTAAAAGACCTGGGCAAAGCGGTGTCTTATAAGGGAATGTATGGCGATGTGGCCATCGTCGTGTATTCCGGACAGTACGTGGAAAACGGCGTCAAAAAGAACTTCCTGCCGGACAACACGATGGTGCTGGGGAACACTCAGGCACGCGGTCTGCGCACCTATGGCTGCATTCAGGATGCGGACGCACAGCGCGAAGGCATTAACGCCTCTGCCCGTTACCCGAAAAACTGGGTGACCACCGGCGATCCGGCGCGTGAGTTCACCATGATTCAGTCAGCACCGCTGATGCTGCTGGCTGACCCTGATGAGTTCGTGTCCGTACAACTGGCGTAATCATGGCCCTTCGGGGCCATTGTTTTTCTGTGGAGGAGTCCATGACGAAAGATGAACTGATTGCCCGTCTCCGCTCGCTGGGTGAACAACTGAACCGTGATGTCAGCCTGACGGGGACGAAAGAAGAACTGGCGCTCCGTGTGGCAGAGCTGGAAGAGGAGCTTGATGACACGGATGAAACTGCCGGTCAGGACACCCCTCTCAGCCGGGAAAATGTGCTGACCGGACATGAAAATGAGGTGGGATCAGCGCAGCCGGATACCGTGATTCTGGATACGTCTGAACTGGTCACGGTCGTGGCACTGGTGAAGCTGCATACTGATGCACTTCACGTCACGCGGGATGAACCTGTGGCATTTGTGCTGCCGGGAACGGCGTTTCGTGTCTCTGCCGGTGTGGCAGCCGAAATGACAGAGCGCGGCCTGGCCAGAATGCAATAACGGGAGGCGCTGTGGCTGATTTCGATAACCTGTTCGATGCTGCCATTGCCCGCGCCGATGAAACGATACGGGGGTACATGGGAACGTCAGCCACCATGACATCCGGTGAGCGGTCCGGCGCAGTAATACGTGGTGTTTTTGATGACCCTGAAAATATCAGCTATGCCGGACAGGGCGTGCGCGTTGAAGGCTCCAGCCCGTCCCTGTTTGTCCGGACTGATGATGTGCGGCAACTGCGGCGTGGTGACACGCTGACCATTAACGGCGAGATGTTCTGGGTGGACCGTGTTTCTCCGGATGACGGAGGGAGTTGTTATCTCTGGCTCAACCGTGGGCAACCACCGGCAGTTAACCGGCGACGATAAACGCAGGGTGAATTATGGCGATAAAAGGGCTTGATCAGGCGATTGAAAATCTGAGCCGGGTTCGTAAAAACGCCATTCCGGCGGCTTCAGCAATGGCCATTAACCGCGTGGCCACAACGGCGATTAATCAGTCTTCATCACAGGTTGCCCGGGAGACAAAGGTACGCCGGAAACTGGTAAAGGAACGGTCCAGACTGAAACGGGCCACGGTCAGAAATCCGAATGCCAGAATTATCGTTAAACGCGGTGATCTCCCTGTGATTAAGCTGGGGATCAGGATGCTGGGCCGTCGTCCGGACAGCATACTTAAAGCTGGTCAGCATCGGTATCAGCGGGCATTTATCCAGCGATTAAAAAATGGTCGCTGGCATGTCATGCAGCGTGTGGCCGGGAAAAACCGTTACCCCATTGATGTGGTGAAAATCCCGATGGCGGCCCCACTGAAACAGGCGTTTGATGAGAATATTGACCGTATCCGGCGTGAACGTCTGCCCGGAGAACTGGCATACGCGCTGAAACAACAACTTAGGATTGCGATAAAACGATGAAACATACTGATATCCGTGCGGCAGTGCTGGATGCACTGGAGCTGCATGAACACGGGGCGACGCTGTTTGATGGTCGCCCCGTTGTTTTTGACGAAGAGGATTTTCCGGCCGTCGCGGTTTATCTGACGGATGCAGAGTATACCGGTGAAGAGCTGGATGCAGATACCTGGCGGGCCACACTGCATATTGAGGTGTTTTTACCGGCACAGGTACCGGATTCGGAGCTTGATCAGTGGATGGAAAGCCGGATTTATCCGGCGGTGACTGCGATCCCGGCACTGGCAGACCTGATTACGACGATGGTTACGCAGGGCTATGAGTATCGTCGTGATGACGATATGGCGTTATGGAGTTCTGCGGATCTGACTTATTCCATTACATACGAGATGTGAGGACGATATGGCAACACCAAATCCCCTTGAGCCGGTAAAAGGTGCCGGTACCACTCTGTGGGTTTACAACGGCAAGGGTGATGCTTATGCAAACCCGTTGTCAGACGATGACTGGCAGCGACTGGCTAAGGTGAAGGATCTGACGCCGGGCGAGATGACGGCAGAACCCTACGATGATAACTACCTGGATGATGAAGACGCGGACTGGACCGCGACCGGGCAGGGGCAGAAGTCTGCAGGAGATACCAGTTTTACGCTGGCCTGGAAACCGGGAGAAGAAGGTCAGAAAGGGCTTATAGGCTGGTTTGAAAGCGGGGATGTGCGGGCCTATAAAATCCGTTTCCCAAATGGCACGGTGGATGTGTTCCGTGGCTGGGTCAGCAGTATCGGTAAGGCCGTGACGGCGAAAGAAGTGATCACCCGCACGGTGAAAGTCACTAACGTGGGCAAACCTTCCGTGGCGGAAGAACGCAGCGAAATTACGCCGGCCACTGCAATTAAGGTGACACCGACATCCGGTACGGTGGCAAAAGGGAAAACAACCACCCTGACTGTTTCTTTTGAGCCGGAAAGTGCAACCGACAAGACGTTCAGAGCGGTTTCCGCCGATCCGTCGAAAGCCACCATTAGTGTGAAAGATATGACAATTACGGTAAACGGCGTGGCGACAGGTAAGGTGCAGATCCCTGTGGTGAGCGGAAATGGTCAGTTCGCCGCAGTGGCTGAAGTCACCGTTACTGAAGCGGGCGCTGCAGGGTAAACGGAGGTAATACATGTTTCTGAAAACAGAACAATTTGAATATAACGGTGTGTCCGTCACGCTTTCCGAATTGTCTGCGCTGCAGCGGTTTGATTATATAAAGTTTGTTTCAGACGCAGAACAACAGGAGACAACGAAGCATGATGTCGTGCACATTAACCAGCGATATCTGGAAACGGCATCCCTGCTTGTGGCGATGTCGCTATGGCATTCCCATTCCCTCAAAGGCACTCTGGCCTCTCCGGAGACAGAGATGCAGCAGATCCGCCGTGAAGTGATGCTGGGATGGCCTGCTGATGCACTGAATCAGGCAACGAACCGGGTGCTTTATCTTTCAGGTATGCTGGATAACCGGCACGATGCCGATCCTGAACAAACCGGTAAAGCAGAAGCGACTGAGTCGGTAACATCAAAAAAGCATTCGAAGGCGAGCTGAACTTTGTCCTGAAACTGGCGCGAGAGATGGGGAGACCCGACTGGCGCGCCATGCTTGCCGGGATGACATCCACCGAATATGCCGACTGGCGACGTTTTTACTGCACGCATTATTTTCAGGATACCCAACTGGACGCTCATTTTTCCGGGCTGATGTACGCCGTACTCAGCCTGTTTTTTGGCGATCCGGATATGCATCCGGCGGATTTCAGTCTGCTTGCTCCAGCGTGTGAGGAAGAGCAGACGGAGATGCCGGACGAGGAAGAAATGCTGATGCAGAAAGCGACAGGAGTTGCCGGAGGCGTCCGGTTCGGAGGGGACGGAGGGCGCGATATTTCACCTTCTGCGGATGTGGTGGATGTCAGCGAGGATGATGTTGCATTAATGATGGCTTCAGCGGGGATTTCCGGAGGTGTGAGATATGTCCCAGCCAGCGGGTGATCTGGTTATTGATTTGAGTCTGGATGCGGCCCGGTTTGATGAACAGATGGCCCGGGTACGCCGTCATTTTTCCAGTCTGGAGGCGGATGCCAGAAAAACCGCCAGTACTGTTGAACAGGGGCTGAGCCGACAGGCGCTGGCGGCACAAAAAGCCGGGATATCAGTCGGACAGTATAAGGCTGCCATGCGCACACTGCCCGCACAGTTCACGGATATTGTCACTCAGCTTGCCGGTGGTCAGAATCCCTTCCTTATCATGCTGCAGCAGGGGGGGCAGATCAGCGATTCATTCGGTGGACCGCTCAGCCTGCTTACCCTGCTGAAGGAGGAACTTCTCGGGATCAGGGATGCCTCTGAATCATCAGAGGAGTCGCTGTCAGATACGGCAAATGCACTGGCTGAAAATGCCCGGAATGCCGGTGAGCTGGGACGATTTATGTCGGTGGCCCGTGTGGCGGCAGGTGGCGGGGTTGCCGTACTGGCCGCGCTTGCTGCCGCCGCCTGGCAGGCAGAGCAGGCTGACCGGGCCTTATTGCGTTCACTGACCCTGACCGGAGGGGCTGCTGCCACCACAACGGCAGAATTGTGGAAAATGGCCGGGGTGATCAGCGATGAAGCCGGTGGTGGTATCAGACAGGCGGCAGAAAATCTGGCCCGTCTGGCAGAAAGCGGGAAATATACCGCCGGGCAGCTACGGATCATGGGGGAAACCTCTCAGAGATGGCTGCAGACGGTGGGGGACGATGCCGGGAAGGTGGAAAAAGCCTTTGAAGGGATTGCAGCAGATCCGGTGAAGGCGCTGGCCTCCCTGAATCAGCAGTATAACTTCCTGAGCGTTTCCCAGTTACGCCATATTGATGAGCTTGAGCGCACGAAAGGTAAACAGGTTGCGGTGACGGAGGCGATGTCCCTGTTTGCGGATGTCATGAATGCACGTCTGGAGCAACTTGATAAAGCGGCCACGCCGGTGGAAAAAATCTGGGACGATGTTAAAACCTGGACTTCTGACGCATGGGCATGGATAGGTGATCATACACTGGGGGCACTCAGTCTGATCACTGACGTGGTGGCCGGAACCGTTGAACAAGTGAAGCTGC